GACATTTCTTCTTATGGCAAATAAATAACATCACCATGAGGTTAGTGAACCCGTTACCTAACGAAGTGCACATCTCCCCCGACATGCGGGTAGCCTCGACATCTGCGTAAAAATGTTTAAATACGCAGTGATTTTTTCCTCCAAGAACACTTGAGATCAACTCGTACCAAGCAGGACCATCAGGGAGAAACTGGGTCATGTAACGGTACAACTGAAACTCACACGCTTCCATAATCTCTCTTGTGAAGTGGGATTCGAAGGCAGTGTAGTCAGTAGCTACGTAAGTGGCGCCTTCAAGGTGTAGAAGATTGAAAATATACGACGGTCGGTCGTTAATAGGAATCTTCTTTATGAAAGCCTCATGTTTAAAGACAACCTCTTCGATTAGTCTAAAAATGGGGCCAACAGCACACTTGAAGGGATCAGTGCGAGAATTAATAGCACGAGCGTGCTTATATTCTGAGTAAGGTTCGTCTTTGATGAACGACTTAACACGGAAATCGCGCTGAGTAAGATGGAAATCCTTCAGGAGCCACAAAGCCCTGAGCTCATCTTTACGCCACTTAGGATAGGGTGTTTTTGTAATCCAACCGTCAAAAGACGAGTCGGAATCAGGAGATAGAGGTACAAAATTTTTATGTATAAATTTATTTACAAACGCTCGGAACTCAGTTAAGAGCTGTGCGTTCGGGACAGGAGGTTGATTGAGATACCGCTTAAGAGCCCCAGCCTTACTCGTCTTAGGATCGTGAGGACAAACCCTTGGAGTACAGAAAGGTTTCCCGGATACAGAGTCCACAACATGACACCCGATAGACCGAGTGACAGCAGGACGTATGGCAAGATTGACGACACGAATGTCGGAAATCTTGGTTCCGGGCTTTGGAGCACCAATTTCAGCCAGAGGAACTTCACCATATCTATACCCATACCCCACGAGGCGAGGCCGGTCGAATGACTGGGGCTTTGAAAAGGCCGCGAATTCCTATTGTACAAACGAATTGACTGATCATGGTAAGCATCAGCAAGTGTGAAAGTGTTCTCTATCAAAAACTCATAAGATCTGTCCTTGTCCATATTAATGGTGTGAGTACGTCTCAAAATTTGCTCAATCTTAGCACGAGCTGCATCCTTGGACACAGTTTGAAAGAACTGACCGCCATTCGTGGCTTGGGTCAGAGCTTCAATACTGCAGTTCATATTTCCATCTCCAACAACATAGCCGGAGGAATTAACATCAATGAGATCCGCTAAAGCAACGTTATCACTGATTCCTTGGAAGAATGCAAAATCGGGCATGACAGAACGAGTGTACCTAACTGAAGCAATTGCCGCATCATAATGGGTGATTTCGGTCAATGCAACAAGATCGGCACGTCTGTCGATAGGAGCAAGGGACGGGGGTTCAATAACCTCCACCTTATAGTCCAAACGGGTATGATAATAAACAAGGCCTAAACCAGTTTGAACAATACGGGCAATTACACTTTGTGGTGGGCCACCAACCCTGGTAGTGTGAACAGGGCTGAATGCAATGGCCGCGCACTGAAGGGCAGCATAAAGAGACATGTTAGTGGTCTGAACTGGCCAAGGTACCTTGCATACGCACCTAGAACAGAACTTGTGGATCAAATAAAAAACAACCAAATTTCTGACGACCGGAAAAAAATGGGGACGTATGGACAAGTAAACATCGCGAACACAACAAGAAACGGAGTTGAACGCGAAGCTTATCCAATCAGCATAAAAGGCGCCAGGAGCGGTTGTAACGAAAGATAGTCCAGTGAATTTATCGCGAATCGAAGTCTGCTCGTCAAACTTGCGTCTATAGGCGTCAAGCTGATTGGCAAGATCAACGATTGTTTTACGGGCGATATCACTCGAAACATTGGTGTTGGTGCGGGCCAATACATTCGAACGTTTGGGAGTGAGATTATCTTTCTTATTTGAAGACACAGGAGTGGATTCGGGTCCAGCGGAATAAGCAGAGTCAACGCCGGACATTTCCTCAACTTTAACGTTGGAGGAGGTAGACGATGAAGACGAGAATTCGTTTTCATCGTAGGGTTCCGGGGAATTAAAATTCTCCGGGACATGAAATGGTGAGGGGAAATCGTCGAACTTGGCACACTTGACAGGGGAATCAAACCACTGACAAAAGTCATCAGCACGGGATGGTGTGGAAGAACGAGCATCAAATGAAGCCCACTTATTACGCTTGTTGTTTTTTGAGTGGGGAACCTTTTGATTAGAATTGCAGGGATAATAAAATGTATCCTTATTAGGCCTGTTTAGATCTCCAAGGTTAATCGGACTGGAGGTGTTAACTGAAGCATTAACACCCTTCTTATTTTTGTGTTTGTTGAGATCCACAACATAAGGTTTGTGTTGTTTCGTGTCATAACCACGAAGATTGATGGTCGGGTGTTGTTGGACTTCTTCATCTTTATCAGTGTTACGTCTAACGTCACCGTTACCATTTTGTGGGGCTGCCACATCGCTGTTATCGTTTTTACCTAAAGCAGACTTATTCATATTTGCTTTGGGTTGTTGTGGGCGCTGGTGAATTATACTCCACTTGCCCGTCGAGAGTAGAGGTTCAGGACTGAACCAATAAAGTTTTAAACCTACCACCCACCTCTAAGTCAGGTTTAAGAAAAGGATTACGCAATCGCAGAGGTTCGGAACACGGTTCTCGGGCCATATACATAATGCAATCGAAGCACCACTCTGAGCTTGCTTGGGAAGCAACCAACGCGTGTTAAACCAAATTCATGGAATGACAAGCATGGGTGGCTTCCAAAGAAAGAACGTCATGATGGATACACCTCCGATCAACATTAGTTAAACCATACGACGGGCTGCTAACCCTACGCACGCCTTAACTATATTGCATTACTTCAGGTTACCCCGATAGTCGTGAGAGCCAGGACGCTCGTTTTCGGCGAGCGGGCCGAGAGATAGATGCGGATGGGGTCCGAATGCCACG